TGCCGTGGTGTGGGTCATTTCTCAATTGGTGCGCGGATCAAGCCGGTGTGAAAGTGCCAAATGTGGTCAGCACTAAAGCTGGAGCTGAGGCATTTAAAAAAAACAAGCAATGGCATGACACACCAAAAATTGGCGATTTTGTCTTTTTTGATTTTATCGTTGATGACAAGGTTACGATTAATCACATCGGCTTAGTAATCCGGGCATCGGAAAAGCAAATTGTGACGATTGAAGGCAACACATCAGGAGCCGGAGATCAAAGAAACGGCGGTGAAGTGATGATCAAATCACGCACTTTGGGAGCGCGCTCATTTGTTGTGGGATATGGCCGTCCGGCTTATGTCTCATTTACCGGTGATTTACCGGATAGACCCAAAGGAGAAAAGTAAATGGATCAAGCAAAAGCGATGCTGGCATCATGGGCGAGAAGCTCGGTTGCTGGTGCGTTGGCTGTTTATATGACAGGCAATACAAATCCAAAGGATTTAGCAATGGGCTTAGTAGCTGGCCTTGTGCCGGTTTTAGCTCGATGGGCTAATCCCAACGATGTGGCATTTGGTAGCAAGAAATGAGCGTAGGCGAATGGATGGCGGTCGGTGGGTTTGCTATTGCGATGCTTACTGCCATTTATTCGTCAATGAGATTCATGGTGAAATCGATCATGCGCGAGCTTTCACCGAATGGGGGCAATTCACTCAAGGATCAAGTGAGCCGGATAGAGCAGCGGCTAGATCAGTTAATGCTCGAGATAGCAATTAAGAAGTAGCGACACGCCGCAATTTAGGCGGGATTGTTGAAAATGTCGGCCATGCCTGTCACTCTCTATTTCGGGAGCTGAGACACGGCTCCCAGAAACGGGAGCAACAAAGTGAGTAACGAAATCGGATTGTTTGTATTAATGGCCATTGCCTGCATTTTATGGGCTTTAATGAGCTATGCAGTCGGCTACAAAGAAGGCCACAAGGATGGCTATCAGCGAGGCAAAGCCGTTAGCCGCCACATCTCAGCTCAGGCGGTGAAGTAATGGCGTTTATGGATTCTTATGAAGGCAACAAACAGCGCACGGATCGCTGGATTGCCACATATCCGCAAGGCAGGCTGGAAACACTTATTGTTGAATTCAATGCCGAGAAAGGCTATGTGCTGGTTCAAGCTAAGGCTTACAGAAATCAGCTAGAGACAGAGCCAGCCGGTGTGGATTATGCACATGGCTATTTGGCAGCTTATCCGGAGAAAATGCGCCGTTGGATGATTGAAGATACTTGCACCTCAGCTTTGATGCGTGTCATGGCTTTGGTAATGGGAGGCACGGAAAAGGCCACGCAAGAGGTTATGGCACAGGTTAAAAGCCAATCACCAGCTGTGGAATATGACTATTGGAGCACCAAATTTGGTGAAGTGCCAAGCTATCAAACCCGGGAGGAAGCCGAACAAGCTGAGCCAATTGCGTGGGATACATCAGAGCCAAAAGCTTTCACAGTTGAGGCCGTGCCTAGCTGCTCACACGGATTAATGCGATGGAATCAAAGCAAGCCGGATGCACTAAAGGCATGGGCCGGATACTTTTGCAGCGAGAAAATCAAAGAGAAGCAATGCAAACCTCAATGGTATGTATTGACCAGCGATGGCACATTTAAGCCGCAGGTGTGACCATGAGAAAACATCAATTGATTATGCTGTTGATTACAATTGAAATTGTTGGATTGGCCGGGATGATGTGGTGGGCCTTCAAATGAGCGATTACATGGAAATCATCAATCCTCAAACACGCACCGCAAAGCTTATGTTTCAAGGCAAAATCATCGAGGAATATAAAATTGAGCAATGCGATAAATGCTCAAAGCTGATGAAATTTGACCAATTTGGCTATCAAAAAGGCTATGGCAATGAAAACATCATTTGGTTTTGTGGAGGTTGCCGATGATAAATCGCATTGAGGAGGTTCAATGCATGATTGCAGCCATCCAACATTGCCATGATCGTAACGCTGACCATCCCACACGCTTTCAAAAAAACCTGTCATGGTTTGAATATGTGGCACAAATGGCCGAATCAATGGCAGCTGAATTGCTTGTTGCTAAGCGGCTCGGATATGACTATCAACCTGGCATCACATGGGATAAATCAAAGGCTGATGTGGGCGAACATATTGAGGTTAAATGGTCAGCCAATTCAGCATCAAATCTATGGATACAAGAAAGCGATCGCCATGACCGTGATATTGCTGTGCTAGTTACAGGCCATTCACCAAAGATGCACATCATTGGCTGGATGCCTATAGCTGTAGCTAAGAAGCCACGATATAAAAACACAAGCCAAGACAATTGGACTGTGCCACAAGCTAACCTGCAACCCATCGAAACATTGGCAAGGAGTAATTATGCACATCCTGCAATTTGATTGCGCTATTTGCAAAAAGCTTTACGGAAAGCCTAAGCAACGCTTTGGTTTAAAAAAAGGTGCTGAATTAACAGAGCATGAGTGGTTTGCTCAATGCATGGGATGCGGCACATTTGGCATCAAGATTGTGGATGATGCTCGGATTGCTGATCTAAGTCAATGAGAAAGTTATCCACAGATGTTATCCACAGGTGTGCGAAACCTGTTGGAATCGCTCAAGATTACGCTCGCTACTTGACATGGTTGCTACCATCAACACTCGTTGGCGAGCCGGTTAGCCGGTTAGCTCGCAGACGATGTTTGGTGGTTTTGGGTGTGCTGTGTGTAATGGGGATTACACCGGCACATTCAACAAAAGATGTTAAACAAACTGCATCAATTGATTCATTAAAGCTATATGCACATTCAAGGATTGTTAATTACAAAGAGTTTCAATGCTTTAATACATTGATCACAAAGGAATCTAATTGGCGTGTTGAAGCTATTAATCCTAACGGCAATCACTTTGGCTTAGGTCAGATGCGCAATACAAAGTATCGCAACCTTGATGGGTATCGGATGATTGACTGGAGCTTGCGCTACATAGATCACAGGTATCAAGGCAAGATATGCAATGGAGCATTAGCTCATTGGAAAAAGCATGGGTGGCATTGATGGCCTATAAGTCTCAAAGAGAAGCTAACAGCTCTAAATGGAAGCAAATCCGAAAGCGCATCATTGCCAGAGATCAAGGCATTTGTGCCTACTGTGGAGTAGAAAATGCCACGACTGTGGATCATGTGCTGCCGGTTGCCCGGGGCGGTGACGATAGTGAGGCCAATTTGGTTTGTGCGTGCGTAAAATGCAACACATCGAAAGGAAAGAAGATGCCATTCGATTTTTTTGAGCCGGTTTCCACAACCAAGCTTACCCGGGGCTTCTTTGTACCCGAAAACGACAGCCAAAGCTATGATTAGTGATGATCAGGTCATAATTGACCCACAACCGGTTGAAATCGTCTCAGATCGGCTGCAATCGGTTTTTGAATCGGTTATAGAGCCTAGAATCCACTCACCGCTCAATGATTTGCCTTCACGCGGCTTTGAACTCATTGATTTCGCTGATCAGATCATTGAAGGTGGCTTTATGCCGTGGCAAAAGTGGCTGGCCGAACATTCGCTTAAGGTAAAACCGGATGGCAGGTATTACCATCCCATTTCGGTGGCCACGGTCGCACGCCAAAATGGTAAGAGCACTTACATGATGGCCCGGATATTGATGGGCTTGTTTCATTGGCGCGAGAGCTTGCAAGTCTCCACAGCTCACCGGCTGGTGACATCGCTGGAGCAATTTCGGGCAATTGTGCAGATCATTGAAAGCAATGATGATTTGGCTAAACGAGTCAAACGCATCCGATGGCAACATGGAGCCGAAGAAATTGAAACGCTGGAAGGATCGCGGTTTATCATCAAAGCTGGTGGCTCAGCTGCTCGCGGCTTGAGCAAACCGGAAAGCATCCACATGGATGAAATCCGAGAGCTGCACGACATGGAGACATTTGCTGCAATGAGATACACATTGATGGCTGCCAAAAATCCACAGGTCAATTGCTTTAGCACGGCCGGTGATTCACACTCAATTGTTTTGAATCAATTGCGCGAGCGCGGATTGGCAGCTGCCGCCGGGGCATCCGACAATGTTGGCTATTTTGAATGGTCAGCTCCTACCGATGAAATTTCATTAGAAAATGCAGCTTTTGCCAATCCCGGCCTCAACATCACAATCCATCCGGACAATATCCGATCCGTGTTCAATGATCCTGCCGATGTTGTGCAAACTGAGGTTTTGAATCGTTGGGTGCAAACTATCTCCAGCGTTATTGGAGCCAAAGAATGGCAAGCTTGCGGTGATGAAACAATTGATCTTGATATTGACAAACTTACATGGATGGCCATTGATATTTCACCTGATAGAAAAAATGCAGCACTTGTGGGGGCTCAAAAGCTTGGATCAGAAACTTTTGTGATAAAGCTGCTCCATACATGGGAAAACACCATCCAGCTAGATGATCGAGCAATTGCAAATGATGCCGCGGCTTATTGCCGCAAATATCCCATTGAGTATTTGCTTTATTCACGGCGAACAACCGGCGCAATTGCGGCGCGTATGGTTCCAGCCGGTATTCCAATCCACGACATGGATTCGGCTTATCCGCAAGCTTGTGATGAGCTTTTGGGCGCAATTAACAGCGGTAGGCTCAAACACCGAAATCAATCAACGCTGACCGATCAAATGCTTTCGGCGGTGCGATTGCGTAAAGGCGATGGCGGTTGGGTTATTGGAAGGCGTGCCAGCGGTACGGCCGTGGCGGCTGCCGTAGCAGCAGCACTCTGCACACATTTTGCGACACGCCCAGAAACCGAAATTGATATTTTAGTGGGTTGATGCTTGACATTTTGAGAAAATGAGTGCATGGGATTATTTGACCGCAAACGCACCATTGAAACAGTCGCGCCTATGCGCGGTGCTGATATAGCTGCACAAATTGGGCCAGCTCCAACACTTGATGCATTTTATCCATTTGGCGGCGCGGATTATCTTGCAAGCCGCGAAGAAGCAATGAGTGTGCCAGCAATTGCACGCGCACGAAATATGATTTGCAATTCAATTGCCACAATTCCGTTAATTACACGGGATAAAGAGACAGGCACAATCATTGACCAGCCAATTGTCATTGATGAACCGGATCGCAGAGTGCCGGGATCGGTTTCATGGGTATGGGCGTGCGAGGATTTACTTTTCACAGGATTTAGTTATTTTCAGGTTCAATCGCTTTTTGCTGACACATTTAGAGTGCGCGAAATGTGGAGAGTTTCACCCAACCGCGTTGGCACTTTTCTTAACGATACTGGAACAGAAATTCTTTATTACACAGTTGATGGCAAGCAAGTGCCGGAAAGAGGTGTTGGCTCACTCGTTGTGTTTTACGGCAACGATGAAGGTTTATTGAATCGAGCCGGTCGCACAATTCGTGCTGGTGCAGAGCTTGAGCGAGCAGCTGCAATGTATGCACGCGAACCTGTGCCATCAATGGTTTTGAAATCAAATGGAACAGCGTTGCCAGCTGATCGCATTGCTAAATTGCTTGATGCATGGGGAGCAGCTCGCAGAAATCGTGGCACAGCTTTTCTTAATGCTGACATCACAATGGAAACTGTCGGATTCACACCAGAGCAAATTGGCCTCAATGCTGCACGCGAAATCATTGCAACAGAATTAGCAAGAGCCGTTGGAATTCCGGCTTACTTTATTGACGCGCCGACTGGATCATCCATGACATATCAAAACGCCCAAACGGCGCGCCAAACCTTGCTTGATTTTTCACTTTTGCCGCTGATGAACAGCATTACCAGCAGGCTCTCAATGCCAGATTTTACGCCATCAACACAGCGCGTGGAATTTGATTTGAAGGCATACCTACGCGGCTCCGAGAAAGAGCGTGCAGAGATTTACAAGATTTTATTTGACATCGGAGCAATCACTACCGATGAAATTAGACAGATGGAGGATATGATCTCATGAAGCTAACAACACCGATGCAAATCACGGCAGCTGATTCAGATGCACGCACAATCACCGGCCGAATTGTTGCATTTAACGAGCATGCAAATGCATCAACAGGCAAGGTTGTTTTTGCCCGTGGATCAATTGCTGTCAATGATGTGTTTCTTAACCTTGAGCATGACAATACTCGCAGGATTGGCAAAAGTATCGCCATGAATGTAAATGATAAAGAAATGACAGCCACATTTAAAATCGCTAACACAACAGCCGGCAATGATGCACTTGTTGAGGCAATGACTGGATTACGCGATGGGTTCAGCATTGAATTGGCCGTTGATAATTACGAAATGCAAAAGGATGGCACTATGAAGGTGCTCAATGGAGAGCTCACCGCTGTCGCTTTGGTTACTGAACCGGCTGTTAGATCAGCGCGCGTTTCAGAAGTAGCCGCATCAGAAGATTCTGAAACTCAAAAAGTATCAGAAATAACAAACCCAAATGAAGGAGACAAAGTGGATAACACTACCGAAAACACCGCTCCTGCCGTTGAACCGGTAGAGGCTCCAGCTGAGGCTGTGCAGGCATCATCACGACCTGCCTATTACACAGCTCCACGATCACCGATTGTAAATAAGGTTTCATACCTTGAGCACTACCTAAAGGCAACAATTCTCCATGATGAGGATTCACGCCAATACATCAAGGCAGCAGATAACACAACAGGAACAGCTCCGGGCATGGTTCCAACACCACAAAGCACACAGGTTGTTAATGCATTGGCTAACGCTGATCGTGGAATGATTGATGCGCTAAGCCGTGAAACACTTGTAGGCGAAGGAATGACATTTGAAATTCCACGCGTTACAGCTGTGCCAACTGTGGCAAATGTTGCAGAAAATGCAGCTGTTACAGAATCATCACTATCAGCAACATTCTTGAGCGTACCTGTTCAAAGCTTTAAAGGTCGCGCAATTTCAACTGTTGAACTCATTGACCGCAGCCGTCCGGAATATCTAACAGCTCTTTTGCAAAATCTTGAATTTGCTTATGCAAAAGTAACTGATGAATTTGCCGTTGGCACAATTGCTGGTGCAGGTCAGCAAACTGGTGTTAATGCAAATACATCAACAGGATTTTTGGCTTACACATCACAAGCTGCCGGTGCTGTTTATTCATCATCACTCGGATTTGCTCGCAACATCGTTGTTTCTCCTGGACAATGGACAAACATCATGGGTTACAACGACAATGGCGCACCTCTTTACAATGCGGCACAACCTTCCAATCAGGCAGGATCAGTCCGAGGCGATAGCTTGCGCGGTGTAGTTTCACCGGGCCTTAACCTCTTTGTTTCTCGTTCAATTGGTAACGCTGGTGCAACAACATCAACCGGAGATTTCTCAATGGCTGTTATCAATCCAGATGCATGGACATGGTATGAGTCACCACGCTTTACATTGCGCACAGCAATCCAAAGCGATGGAACCATTGACATTCTTTACTACGGTTATGCAGCAATTGCTCCAAAGATTCCATTTGGCGCATGCTGGAACCAGACCTGAGATATATAAATAACTAAATCATCGGTAGCGGTCGCTCCCGAACGCTAACGATACGAAAGGAACAGAGATGCCAGCAATAGTCACAGCCTCACAGCTCAGATCAATTCTTGGTGTCTCTGTTTCCTTGTATTCGGATGCACAGCTTGATTCATTCATTGATTCAGCTGAACAAACGATTTTGCCATTACTGACCCAATACCAATCATCGGTGACATTTGCGAATGTGAGTGATTCCGTCATTTATTTCACAACTATCCGGCCAAATTATTTTGTGCCGGGGCAATCTGTCGTTGTTACCGGGGCCGGAACATACAACGGCACATATACAGTCACCGATGATCGGATTGAGCCATACACATTCACAGCTGCCACAGCTGCCGCTGACCGCACTTACCCATTGCCATTTATTCCATCGGCAACAGCGACATTAAGCGGATCATCAGCAGCGGCTTTATATGCAAACACACCGCCAATTGAAAACGCAATTTTGGTCGTGTCGGTTGAGATATTTCAAAGCATCACAGCTCCCGGCAACCAAATTATGTCAGATACATTCCAGCCACAGCCATTCATTTTAGGCCGTAGCCTAACTAACAGAGTAATTGGGCTTTTGGGGCCATTTTTAGATGTAGAAACGATGGCACAATGACCATTGAAGCTGACATTCGAACACCATTACAAACCGCGCTTTCAACTATTGCCGCGAATGTCTATAACGGAATTCCAGAGACAATGACTAGCCCAAGCATTGTTTTAGTTCCGGGAACGCCGTATTTGGAAAGCGTTTTAATTAACGGCGCAACAACTAAAGTAAAAATAAACATGACTGTTACAGGTGTTGTTGCTTATCTTAACAATGCCGCAGCTTTAGACAATCTTGAACAATTGATGATTAATATCATCAGCACAATGCCCGATGGATATGAAGTCGGCGATGTGAATCAACCTCAATCATTGGAAGTCGGTGCAGGTAAATACCTTATTGCCGATTTACAAGTCAGCACCTATTACACCGACTAAGGAGAAATCATGCCAACAACAATCGTCACCGGCAGAGACATCACTTTCACCATTGCTGGTGATAACTATGATGCACAAGCCACATCCGCAATTCTAACTATTGATTCAACGATCAATACATATCAAACTTTAGATGGCAAGGCGTATTACACAACCGATACACAAGGCTCATTTGCTGTTGAAATGCTTGCCGACTGGCCAGCTGGTGGATCACTATGCAACGCGCTATGGACAGCGGCAGACACCGCACCAAATACACCATTAAGCGTTGTTTTCACAGCTGCAACAGGATCGGTTTTCAATTTTGATGTGCAGCCAATCTTCCCATCAGCCGGAGGCACAGCACCAGATGCACAAACTGTTTCACTAGCATTTACCTGTGTGACCACACCAACACTCTAGGAAGGAAATCGGGAGCATGAAACTACCAATCACAATTGAATTTGTTACGGGGGAAAGCGCGACTTATACCGCGCTTCCGCCGGAATGGATGAAATGGGAACAAAAAACTGGAAACACAATTCAGCAAGTAGCCGAGAAATTGGGAATTGCCGATTTGATGTTTTTGGCGTATCACTCAATGAAACGCGAAGCAGCTGGTAAAACTGTTAAGCCATTTGAGGTGTGGTGCGAGACTGTAACTGACATCAGTATGGGAGAAACCGAAAACCCAAAAGCTACGAGCCGGGAACAATAAACCGGATCATTTGGGAATTGGCCATCACAACCGGATTGTCACGATCAGAGTTTCAAACAGCGGAAGATGTTTTAACTGTGTATGACATTTTGAGGAGGCGCAATGGCAACTAAATCATCCAGAGATACCGGCACTTTCTCATTTACTGTTGAGCCATTAGAATTAAGAAATCTATTTAGGCTTTTGTCTGCATTGCCCAAAGAAGTGCAAGATCAAGTCAGAACCGAAGCCGGCTCAATGTCAAAAAGGCTTGCCGGTCAAATTATGCAATTTGGCCTTGTATCTCCAACACCACAAGCAAAATTGGTAATGGAATCAATTACAACACCACGCGATCGCCTAATTCGGGTTGATATTGGTGGCACAAAGCGCGTTGGCCGTAAATATGGCGGCAAAACAAGCAAAAGCGGCAAACGCACAAATCAATCACAAGCTGCCGCTGGAACACTTTTATGGGGATCAGAATATGGTTCCCATCCGGGCGTTGATAGAGCAGGCCGAAGATACACAAACAGATTTAAGGCTGTGGCAAATCCAAGCGGTTATTGGATAACACCTGCCGTTGATTTCTACACGCCGGTTGTGGCAAAAGAATATATTGCAATGGTTCAAACACTTATTAGAGCGAACGGACTAGATTAATGGCAAAAATTCCAAAAGTCACGGTAACTTTTGATGCTGATTTAGATTCATTAAAAAAAGGCGTTAAAGGCGCAACAACTGAGGTTGATTCATTTGGCACTAAGGTTGGGGATTTCAGCAAAAAGGCTGCTCTGGCATTTGCCGCTGTGGCCGCTGCTGCTGGAGCAATGGCAATCAAAATTGGTGTGGATGCTGTCAAAGCTGCTAGCGATTTAAGTGAGACAATTTCAAAGGTTAATGTGTTATTTGGTGACACAGCCAAAGACATTGAAAAATTTGCAGATGGCGCGGCCGCTTCATTAGGACAAACAAAACAACAAGCTTTGGATGCAGCTGCAACATTTGCTACATTTGGTCGAGCTGCCGGACTTAGCGGCAAGGATTTATCCGGGTTTTCAACCGGCTTTGTTAAATTGGCTTCTGATCTTGCTTCATTTAATAACACATCACCAGAGCAAGCCATCAATGCAATTGGTTCAGCATTACGCGGTGAAGCCGAACCATTGCGAGCGTATGGTGTTTTGCTCGATGATGCATCATTGCGGCAAGCGGCTTTGGAATTGGGAATTGTCAGCACAACTAAAAATGCATTAACACCACAGCAAAAGGTTTTGGCAGCTCAAGCTCTAATCTATAAGCAAACATCAGCTGCACAAGGCGATTTTGAGCGCACCAGCGATGGACTAGCCAACAAAACACGCATACTTACAGCTCAATTGGAAAATGCCAAAGTAACTATTGGTGAGGCACTTTTGCCTATTGTTTTGGAATTGGCTACATTGTTTTCAGATAAAGTCATTCCAATTGTGCAACAGGTTGCGGATGCTTTTGGATCAAATGCTGATGGTATGGGCGGCACATTAAACACTTTGGCCGATGGTATTAAAGGATTTGTGCAACCAATTTTTGAAGGATTTAAATCTGCTTTTGATAAAATCAAAGCAACTGTAATTGAAAATAAAGATGAATTTAAAGCATTTTTTGATGTTGTTAAAGCTGCCGCACCTATTATCGGAACTGTTATTGGTAAAGCTTTTAGCCTAATTGGAGACATTGCCAGCGTTGTTCTCAATGTCATGGCAAATGTTATTGGAGCTTTAAAAGGTTTAATCAATACCGCAATTGATCTCATTAACATTGCAATTAGAGGTTTCAATCTTGTTAAACCCGGTGCAGATATAAGCCCAATTTCAAAAATTGGAACATCTGGTGGAAGCTCAGGTTTTGCAACATCAGGCGCCCCGGGCGCAATTTCAGGTGGTAAAGCAACTGGTGGAACAACGAGTGGCACAACCGGTGGAACAACGAGTGGCACAACGGCAAACACAATTCTTAATGAAGCGGCTTCAACAGTCACAAAAGCAGCCGTAGCAACAAAAGCCATTGCAGGTGCATTTACAGATTCGCAAAATGCAGCGCGTTTAGCAGCACAAGCCGGCGGCGGTTTTACCGATTCCCAAAATGCGGCACGACTAGCCGCTCAAGGTGGAATCACAATCAATGTCAATGCTCCATCAATTATTGATGAAGAAGGCTTTAGCCGGGCAGCCACAAACGCTCTTAATAATTCAACTTTTAGAGGCACAAACGGCGCATCGAATTTGGTTTATTTATGACAATTTTTAATCCTGTTTGGCGTGTAAAAATTGGCGGTATTGAATACACCAATTATGTGTTGGCCAATTTATCTATTACAACTGGTCGTACCAACATTTATGAGCAGGCAAATGCCGGATATGTCAATCTTGAGCTTATTAATTTAGATCAGTCAATTATTGACATTGAAATTAACGATTCAGTAAGTGTGGAATTGCAAGATTCAACAACTACATTTGTGCCAATTTTTGGCGGAACAGTCGTTGATTTTGGCATTGGAATTGCTGCATCGGGTGTTGTTGGTGTTAATCAATCAGTCAAAATCACAGCTTTGGGAGCTTTGGCTAGATTGCCAAAAGCTTTGACCGATGGCGTTTTAAATCAAGATTTTGACGGCAATCAAATTTTGACTATTTTGTCAGATTTACTTGTTAATTCTTGGAATGAAGTGCCGGGAGCTTTGACATGGGGTACTTATGATCCGACTACTCAATGGCAGGATGCAGAAAATACCGGTTTGGGTGAAATTGACACACCGGGAAGCTATGAATTGACATCACGATCTTCATCAACTATTGATGTTTATTCATTAGTTTCAGCTCTGGCCACATCGGGATTGGGTTATATTTACGAAAATGCACAAGGCCAAATTTCGTATGCCTCAGCCGATCATCGGTCAATTTATCTTGCTGCAAACGGCTATACGGATGTTTCAGCAGCTCAAGCGATTGCCAATTCACTTTTTGTGCAAACCCGTGCCGGTGATATTAGAAACGAAATTGTGCTGAAATATGGTAACAATTCAGCATCGGAAGTTACAGATAGCGATGCCGCATCAATCTTGTCATTTGGAAAATTAGCTCAAGTCATTACAACAACTGTTAAACATCAGGTAGATGCAGAAGATCAAGCGGCTTTTTATCTAACGCTTAGATCATATCCACAGGCTAATTTTAATCAAATTACATTTGAGCTAACCAACCCGGAAATTGATGACATTGACCGGGATGCCTTAATTAGCATTTTTATGGGATTGCCATTACGCATTACCGATTTGCCGCTTAATATGGCGGCCGGCACATATCTTGGATTTGTTGAAGGCTGGACATGGCGCGCCTCTTACAATTCAGTATCGGTTACAGCAATAATTTCGCCGTTGGCATTTAGCTTGCAGGCCATGCAATGGCAAGATGTCGCACCGGGAGAAACATGGAATTCAATCAGCGGAAGCCTAAATTGGGCTGATGCGTTAGTCGTAGCGTAAGGAGAAAAAATGAGCAATCCAACAACCCCGTTTTCGTGGCAAATGCCTACGGCAACGGATTTGGTAACAGATTTACCTGCTGACTTTGAAGTCTTTGGGCAAGCTGTTGCCACATCAATGGCCGATTTACTAGGTGGCACATCGGGCCAGATTCTTGCAAAAAATTCAAATACCGACATGGACTTTGTTTGGATTGCAAATGATCAAGGTGACATCACAGCTGTAACGGCTGGTACAGGCATTTCAGGCGGTGGCACATCTGGAGCCGTAACAATTACAAACTCAATGGCAACAGAAATTACTGCAAAAGGTGACTTAATTGTTGGCACAGGCAATGCTGCTTTTGATAATTTGCCAGCGGGAACAAATGGCCATGTTTTAACGGCAGATTCAACAGTTTCACCGACAGGCTTGAAATGGGCTGCACCAGCAGGCGGTGGCAAAGTCTTGCAAGTAGTTACGGCACAAAGTCCATCAGTTGCATCAACAAGTTCAACAACATATGCAACAACAGGATTGACTGCAACCATTACGCCAACATTAAGCACTAGTAAAGTCTTAGTAATGCTATATCAAACAGTTACTAACAATGGTTTTTCGGCTGCAAATCTTGGCGTAAAAATGCGTTTGGTTCGAGGTGCGACAACAATTCAGCAATTAAGCGTTGAATATCTTTACACAGGTGTTCAACAAGGTTTTTATGGTTCAATCAGTTCACAGTGGTTGGATAGTCCAGCAACAACTTCTGCTACAACTTATTTGACAGAGTATGCGAATGGCGGTTCGAACGCAAATACAATTTATGTCAATGGCAGTAGTGCAAACAGTTCAATAATTCTTATGGAAATAGGTGCATAATGGCAACAAGTACTCAAGTCTTAGAAATGCTTATTCCAACGGGTGGTTGGCTTACTTATGGTGAAGGTTGGGAAGGCGTTCAATTTATTGAAGCCACACCAATAACTAAAGCGCAATTTGATAAAGGCGTGGCAGCTTATGATGCGTGGAAAGCCGAACAAGATGCTAAAGCCGCAGCAGATAAAGCGGCATTGTTGGCTAGACTTGGCATAACGGCAGATGAAGCGAAGCTTTTATTATCGTGACATTCCCACAAGGCACATTGCCGCGTTTGATACAGGTTGCGCTCGCTGAGGTGGGCGTAGCCGAAACGGGCAACAATGAGACTAAATATGGCAAACACATGAAAGCCGACAAGCTGCCGTGGTGTGGGTCATTTCTCAATTGGTGCGCGGATCAAGCCGGTGTGAAAGTGCCAAATGTGGTCAGCACTAAAGCTGGAGCTGAGGCATTTAAAAAAAACAAGCAATGGCATGACACACCAAA